CATATGGTCAAAACCGCTATCCTTGTCAGGTTGCGTAGTTCCCTCTTTGTAAAGGTGTCTTTCCAAGCCTCTAATAATGTTTTTACATTTGGGGTTTATAAATAACATTCTTTGCTCGTTTGTGTTCTTTAATCGTGAATTAACAGCATTGATTCTATCCCTGATCTGAGGGTGAACATTCTTAACTCTTACTGTTAGTCCTGCGTTCTGTAATATCGTTAAATCAGTTCTACCACCTGCTGAGGTCTTGCGTTGTCTACAGGCAGGATCAGGATATACAATGATCTTTCGTTCAGGGTATCTTGTTTGTATTTCTTTAACTAATTCTTCGGTGTTAGATGAGTATATTATGATCTCATCAATAAAATTGATAACATTATTTTCTATTTGGAACACTGCGGCACTCATAGGATCAATGTTAAAATCCATACCTATATGCAATGTTGTGTTGTTGTCCTTTACATTCTTAACATTATCTTCTCTGTTAAAATTGTAATATATAGCACCTGAATATGTTTCAAAGGTTGCTAAGTATTCTTGCCTAAATGTTCGTTCATCTAAGTCGTTCTTTGCGGCTTCTACTTCGTCATTGTCTACCTGTCCACCATCTAAGGTTGTGAATTGAAAGCTCTTCCAATCTTTATCCTCTAAACCTTTACAAAATAAATCATAAGCCCAATTACCATATCCTCTTGGTGTGCCTGTGAACATAGCACCACCTTTACGATCTGATAAGGTTGCTCTTAATACTTCAAACCAAGCCTCGCTAGATATATCAGCAAATTCGTCCATTACTAAATAATCTAGTCCTACGCCACGCAAACTATCATAAGATCTATCTGCACCTCGTAACGCTATCGTTGAGCCATTAACCAATGTAATAGATAAATCGCTTTCATTAGTCTTTTTAATCCATTTTAAATCTTTAAGGCGTTCTTTTAAGCCTGACCAACATACTTGTTTAGCTTGTCTATAACTAGGACATACAAACCACACCTTTTTATTAGGCAATGAAGCGTTTTTAATTAACTCTCGTATAGCTAAGTGTGTCTTACCAAATCTACGCCCTGTAACTAATACTTTAAATCTAGCTTTCGACTCTACTACTTGTTTCTGCGGACTTGTTAAGGGCATTTATTTTTATTTTTATATTAACTTTGCGACCTGCGTAATTACTATTGAATATATATTCTTTTTCCTCAGTATCTTTTAAAGCGTTTATAGATTGATTTAAAAACTTATTTAACTCGTCATTCATACTTTAAAACCTTTTTTCCAAGCCTGTAAACTCCAATAAGCAGCACTTAAATTCTTTTGTCCTTTAACTCTTTTTAGCACACCACCCATTCTAGCGTCAAATGATCTTTTCCGAGCAGGAATGTTCTTCTTAATGCTCATTTCCTTAGAGCCAAAATTAACTTTCTTAACATTACCTGTTTTTCTATCTTTAACAAAGACTTTAAACTTTTTAACATCACCACGACTAGGTTTGTTTAGTTTAACTGTTCTACCTTGATATTTAGCCATTATTTCTTTTTAGGTTTATATTTCTTTATTGCCTGACTGATAAAGATATTCTTGTACAAAGAAACACCTTTACCAAACTTACGATCTGCTTGTGATTTAGCAGACTTATAAGCCTTAGTTTTCTTGTTAAAAGATTTAACCTTACCTAAACTCTTAGGTCGTTTCTTTTCGAATATTTCTTTTTTCTTTTTTGCCATATTGACCTTTAAATTGTGTTTACTTGGCAACCCCAAGCGTGTACATAATAATCATTATGTTTAGTAACTTTTCCAGTAATATATCCGCTATCGTCATAAGTATTTACATACTGTATTATGTTTTTAGCTTCCAGTCCTTGATATAACTCACTACAAGTTTTATCGCTAGGTACTGTGTAAACAAGAGTTCCAATACTTAAATATATAATTAATAAATACTCCATTATATTAAAATACTTTCTATTCGTTCTTTTGCAATGTCAAAATACTCTTGATCTAACTCTATTCCTATAAAATCTCTATTTGCGTACTTACAAGCTACCCCTGTTGTTCCACTTCCCATATAAGGGTCTAATACAACTTTTGCGTTTGGAAAACATTTTAATACATCTTCAACCATTTTTTCAGGAAATGCTCTAGTGTGGTTGTTTTTTGTGCCTACTGGTTTCCATTCTTTATAATCAAAAACATCATAATGATTTATAGCATTAAATAATTTTGTTTCTGATTTTTTAGTTAACCAATACAGTCTTTCAGTAAAAGGATAAAATCTTATTTTATCAAAATTTTGACTTCTGTTAATCCAAACTATTTCTTGTTTAATAAAAAAATTAGATTTAAAAATCCATTCATAAGGTGATATTTGTACCCCATTTTTAATTCTATTTTTATGGTTGTAAATTAAACTTCCCTCTTCTTTTAAAACTTTAAAACATTTGTTTAAAAATTCTAATTGTTGTTTTTGATATTCTGCTTCAGGTAAATTATCATTATATGCTTGATGTCGTTTATTTCCTGTATGATGGTTATTTCCTAAATTATAAGGGGGTGAAGTTATAATTAAATCAATGCTGCTATCTTTTATTTTATTAAAAGCACTGAAACAATTATCGTTTATTAAATTCATTAATCAATAAATGGTAAAGGTTCATCGTTCATAGACTCACTAGGACTATCCATTTGACCTAACATATTCTTCCCTAAGAATATTTGCATTGTAACATTGCCCTTTTCAGCGGACTGCCATTGTAGCTGTCTAAGACGCATTTTTCCTTTGGATCTTCCTTTTGTCAGAAATTCCGAATAACTCTTTTCAATTAGGTCTGCACTACAGCCATAAAACTCAGCTATTTCTTTGTTTGTGCAATGATATGACGCTAATTTAGTGACTTCGTCTGTGTCAATTTTATATTTTTTTGGTCTTGCCATTGTTCTTCCTCTTTCAAACTGTTTGTATCAGTACCTCTTTCGAGTAGTTTTGCTGTCTGACCTGTAAAGTCCTCCCAGCGTTTTATAATTACATCGCAAAATTTAGGGTCTAATTCAAGACAATAACATTTACGATTACAATTTTCACTTCCTATTAATGTGCTTCCTGAGCCACAAAAAGGCTCATAAATAATATCTTCCTCTTTTGAGGAGTTTAACAAGGCTTCTTTTATCAAAGCCACTGGTTTTTGTGTTGGGTGTTTATAAGTAGATTGACCATCTCTTTTTATTTTCCATATGGTGGTCTTTGTCCTGTCTCCATAAAATTTGTGTTTACCTTTACCTTTTTTCCAACCATATAAAATTGGCTCGTGCTGTGATCGGTAATCTTGCCATCCCATTCCCGCTGATGGTTTTTCCCATATTAAAGTAGATGATTTTGCAAAATATTTACCGAAATTCACCTCAAATGCAATTTTTTGATCTGTTTTAGAGTCAGGGTGACATATGTACAAAGATGATAAAGGTTTTAAATGTCTATCTGTTAATTCAAAACAATCATTTAAAAATAAATTAAATTTATCGTCTGACATATTGTCATTTTCTATTTTACCTAAATTATTTTTACCTCTTCCACTATAATCTACATTATAAGGCGGATCGGTAAAAACCATATCAGCTTTTTGATTATCCATAAGTTTAGCAACATCAACTTCACTTGTGGAATCACCACATAATAATCTGTGATTACCTAACTGCCATAACTCACCTTTTTTAACTCTAGGCTCTACATCTTCAGGAACAGCGTCTTCATCTGTTAATCCGTCTTGCTCTACAAAGAGTAATTTATCTAATTCTTTTTCATCAAACCCTGTCAATGCAAGGTCTATATCTAATTTATCAATATCTTGCACCTCTATCTTTAACATATCATCGTCCCATAAAGCGTCTTGATTGGCTCTATTATCTAATAAACGATATGCTTTAATCTGTGCGTCTGTGAGTCCTGTTGCTATTTGTACAGGGACTTTATCTAAGCCTAATTTCTGTGCGGCTTGATAGCGTGTGTGTCCAACAACTATCACCATATCTTGGTCCACAACAATAGGCTGTTGCCACCCAAACTCTTTAATGCTTGAAGCTACTTTATCAATCGCTTGTTTCTTACGAGGATTATTGGCGTAAGGTGTTAAGTCCTTTAGTTCAAGTTGTTTAATTTCCATCTAACATAATCAGGGTTATTTTTTTCAATCTCAGTATAGTGTGTTGCCATACTATTGACAACATCTTCTTCACCCTTGCCCTCTAGTTGTCTTACATAGTAGATAGCGTGTAATATTTCGTGTTTTACAAGGTCTATAGCTATTGAACCGCCTTGCTCTATAATATCTTTATCTAAGTATATCCGCATACTCCGAGAATGAAACGAGCCTTGTTGCTCTGCACATTCTTCTGATATTTCACTTGGTATTTGTTCTAATGTAATGCGATAATGCGACAGTCTTATAAATTCAGGCAATTCAACCTTTTTAGTCATTTATTTATTTTTTTTCTTTTTTTTCTTCTTCATTGGTGGTCTACCTACTTTAGACCCATATGTACCTTTACCTCTTGGCATAATAAACTCCCTCTTTTCAATGATTTAAAATTATATACGAATACACGAATGGTATTCTAGTAAGTTATACCATTTACTGTTTACAAAAGTCAATATGTTTGATCAAAAAACTTTTGTGCTTCGTCTATGGCTTCTC